CGCCATGGTTTCGGTGCGGTCTTTGGTGTCTCAGCAGCCTGGACGGGGATAGGTGAGTGGGCGGCATGACGGTCGGTCCTGCCGCCCCGTGCGGATCAGGCGAAGTCGCCCAGCGCGGCGGCAGCTTCCTCTTCGTCCGGCGCCTGCTCAGGATCCAGCTCGTCGGACTTGTCCGCCTGCGGTCCACCTGCGGCGTCATCCATCGGCACCTGTTCGGACGCACCGTCCGCAACAGGTTCGGGGATAGTCTCGTCACTGCGCTGATCGGTCATATCGCTCTCCAAGTTCAACGCGCCATCAACGCGCCGATCGGCAACAAGGGCTCGCTTGCATGAGCACGGACCATACCACTCGCTGGTGCATCCTCCGCACAGCCGGGCAGCGCACCATGCCGCTGCTCAAGTCGCTGACCGAGGCAGGCATTGAGGCTTGGACGCCGATCGTCACGGTCAAACGTCGCTTGCCGCGCCGGCGGGAGAGAGTGGAAGCGCTTGCGCCGCTGATGCCCACCTTCGTGTTTGTGGCAGCATCGCACCTGCCTGAGCTGGTGCGGATCGCGCGGGCGCTGAGCAGCAAGCACCCGGAGTTCTCCATCTTCAAGTTCGACGGTCGCGTGCCCGTCCTCGCCGATCACCAGCTTGAGCAGCTACGCTTGGCGGAGAAGCGGTCTGTACCAACCCGTCGTCGACCGACGATTGCCCCAGGCACCACGGTCAAGCCGGGAGAGGGCGCCTATGCTGGCCTGGAGGGTGTCGTGAAGCGGAGCGACGGCAAGTACACGTTGGTGGCATTCGGCGGCTGGATGGACGTTCAGATCGAGACTTTACTTCTGACCGGCGATCAGGTAGGCACAGACCGCGCCTGCATGGCAACCGCTGCTTGAGCAGCCGGGATAGGACTGGCCCCACGTGAGCGCTGCCATCCCACCACCAACCGCTCGTCGCGGGTGGAAGTCCGAAGGCTGCCTGCGAGGCAGCTCATGGTAGTTGAGCGTCTGCGCGGCCGGGCTGGTCAGAAGCAGCGCGCCCGGCGTCTCGCTCGATCAAGTGGTCTATGCGAGCTCTGCACTGCGGATGGCCGCACTCAGCTTGCTACCGTGGTCGACCATATCAAGCCGCTCGCGCAGGGCGGCCAGGACGTCGACAGCAACACGCGCAATCTGTGCGACGCTTGCCATGCGGCAGTGACAGCGGAGCAGTTTGGGCACGAGCGTCAGGTGAGGCTCGGGGCCTGCGACAACAGCGGCATGCCGACCGACCCGCGCCACCCGTGGAACCGGGCGGCACCCACCCCCCGGTCGAAAGTCTGAGGGGGGTCGCGGCGGACACCGACGCCCCCATTAACTTGTTTGCAAATACAGTTTTTGCTTCGACGCGCGAGGAGGCGCCGCTTTATGGCCCGACGCACGCGCATCGACAGCGCGGCCGGCGCGGTCGCGACGATGGCCGCTGCCACCCGCGACCTGTCGCCGCCCTCGCACGTCAAGTTCCGCACCGCCGACTGGCCGTTCTGGGACGCGATCATCAAGGAGCGCGCCAAGAGCGAGTGGACCGACGCCGATCTGATCGTCGCCGCGAACCTCGCTCGTGCGATGGCTGACGCCGAACGGATCGCCGAGATGACAACCGGCCGGAATGGCGCGGTGAAGATCGGGACGCTGGTCGCGAGCATCGCGGCATCCGACAAGCTGGCGCGCCGCATCGTCACGCTGCGCCGGGCGCTTCAGATCGACAGCCGAGCTAAGAACGGGGAGCAGCGAGACGTCGATCGGCGCCGCGCGCACGCGCTGGACACCGAGAGCGGCTCCAATCCGCTGGCCGATGACGGGGACGGCCTTCTCGCGAGGCCGCCGACGATCCAGTGACGAAGCCGCCGATGACGCGCGGGGAGCGGGTCATCGCGTTCATCGAACGGTACTGCCGGGTGCCGGAAGGCAAGCTGGTCGGGCAGCCGGTGGTGCTGATCGAGTTCCAGCGCCGCTTCATCCTGGACGTCTACGACAATCCGGCCGGCACGACGGAGGGCATTCTCTCGATCGCGCGCAAGAACGGCAAGTCGGCGCTGATCGCCTGCATCCTGCTCGCCCACCTGGTCGGCCCAGAGGCCCGACTGAACAGTCAGATCGTGTCCGGCGCGCGGTCCCGCGATCAAGCGTCGCTCGTGTTCAAGCTGGCGTGGAAGATGGTCCTGCTGAGCCCGGAGCTGAAGCGGCTGGTGCGGGTGGTGCCATCGGGGAAGACGCTGATCGGATTGGCCTTGAACGTCGAGTTCCGCGCGCTGGCGGCGGATGGCCAGACGGCGCACGGCCTCTCTCCGGTGCTGGCGATCCTCGACGAGCTCGGCCAGGTTCGCGGCGAGCAGGACGACTTCGTCGAGGCGATCGAAACGGCGTCGGGCGCATACGACGATGCGCTTCGGCTGATCATCTCGACCCAGGCGCCGACCGATGCGGACATGCTCTCGATCAAGATCGATGACGCGCGCCGGTCGAAAGACCCGAAGATCGTCGCGCACGTCTACGAGGGACCGCCCAAGTGCGAGGTGCTCGACCCGGAGGCGCACCGGGCCGCGAACCCGGCGCTGGGTAGCTTCCGGTCGGAAGTGGAGTTGCTGGCGGCGGCCGAGAAGGCGGCGCGCATGCCGTCGGCAGAGAACGGCTTCCGCAACCTGTACCTGAACCAGCGGGTCAATCGCTTCGCGCCGTTCATCTCGCCTTCGGTCTGGGGCGACACGGCCGGCGACACTCAAGAGGAAGCGTTTCTGAAGGGCCGCATCTACGGCGGCCTCGATCTGGCGGAAACGACCGACCTGTGCGCCTTCGTTCTCGGTGCCGAATGGAAGAACGTCTGGCACTACCGCGCCTGGTTCTGGAAGCCGGAAGCGACCCTCGCTGATCACGCCAAGCGCGATCGTCAGCCGTATGTGAAATGGGCGGAGAAGGGGCTGCTCGAGACGCCGCCCGGCGTTGCTGTCGATTACGCCTATGTCGCCCACAAGATCGCGGCGATCTGCAAGCCGTACCAGGTGCAGAAGATCGGCTACGATCGCCACCGATTTAAGACGCTTGAAGTCCAGATGGACAAGATCGGCGTCAAGCTGCCGTTCGAGCCGTTCGGCCAGGGCTTCCTTTCGATGGCGCCGGCGATGGACGTCGTCGAGATCGACTTCCTCAACAAGAACGTTCGCCACGGCGCAAACCCGGTGCTGACGATGTGCGCGGCGAACTCCGTCGTGAAGCGCGACGAGGCGGGCAACCGCAAGCTCGACAAGAACAAGTCCACCGGCCGGATCGATGGCATGGTGGCGCTGGTAATGGCCCGCGGCGTCGCGGCGCTGAACGAACAGGCGAAGCCGAAAGCGTACGCGAGCCGCGGCATCCGGCGGGTCTGAGGAGGGTTGATGGGCATCTTCGACCGCCTCCTCGCCGCCGCGGTACCGCCGCCTGCGCCCGTTCTGCCGTCGCAGCCGGTCGAGCAGCGCACGGTCTACGCCTACTCGACGCATGACCTGACGAACCCGGACGATCTGGCGCTCAAGCACTTCCTCAACGGCGGGCGCATGACGATGTCCGGCGTGAGCGTCAGCGACCGCATGGCGATGCGCAATTCGGTGTTCTACCGCGGCACGTCGCTGATCGCCGGCTCGATGGGAATGCTGCCGTTGCAGATGCACCGGCGGACCAAGGACGGGAAGACCGAGAAGGCGGTCGACCACCCGCTCTACAAGGTGCTGCACCGACAGCCGAACCACTACCAGACGCCGTCCGAGTTCAAGAGCTTCATGCAGCTGGCGGCGCTGTTCGACGGCAACGCCTTTGCGCGCGTCGTGCGGCTGGGTTCCGACATTCAGGCGCTGGTGCCGTTCGCGCGTAAGACCGTCACCAAGGACGTCAGCGGCGGCCGATTGCGGTTCAAGCACAAGCCGCAGAACGGCCGCGAGGAGACGTTGGGACCGGAGGAAGTCTTCCACTTTCGCTCGCCGGTGTCGCTCGACGGCATCAATGGCCTCGGCCTACTCGACGTCGCCGCCGACACGATCGGGCTCGCGCACCTCGCCGAGAAGGCGATGGCGAAGCTGCTGAGCAAGGGCGTGATGGCCGGAGGTGCGATCGAGTTTGCGAATGAGCTCGGCGAGGAAGCGTACCTGCGGCTGAAGGAGAGCCTGGCAGAGCAACACTCGGGCGCCGACAACGCCGGCGACTGGATGCTGCTGGAGGATGGGGGCGTCGCGAAGCCGTTTTCGGGGTCGGCGAAGGATGCGCAACTGGTCGAGCTCCGGAAGCAGGAGGCTGAGGAGGGATCGCGCTTTACCGGGGTGCCCCGCCCGCTGCTGATGTTCGATGAGACGGCGTGGGGCAGCGGGATCGAGCAGCTCGGGCTCTACTTCGTCGTCTACTGCCTGCTGCCCTGGTTCGTGATCTGGGAGGAGGCTGTGTGGCGCCTACTCGGCATGAGCGAGCAAAAGGCGCGCGACGGCACGATCCTTTACGCCAAGTTCAACGAGCGGGCGCTGCTGCGCGGCTCGATGAAGGATCAGGCGGACTTCATGTCGCGGGCGATGGGTTCCGGCGGCGGACATGCCTGGATGACGCCCAACGAGGCGCGCGAGGCCTTCGACATGAACCCGAAGCCGGGCGGCGACGAGCTGCCCCGCCCAGGCACGACAGCGGCGACCATCGTGGAGGACGAGACCGATGACGAAGCGTAGCGGCCTTCTTGCCGTCGTGGCGCGGCAGCGCCCGCCCGAGATGCCCGAGCTGGCCGCCGACACGGACTTCACGTTCGAGACGCGGGCGCTCGCCAAGGAGTTCGACCGCTTCGAGGTGACGGCGCTGGCGTCCAGCCGGCCGACCATCTCGATCTTCGGCTATATCGGCGATGACGGGAATGGCGGCGGCGTCACCACCAGCCGCATCGCCGCGGCGCTGCGCTCGGTCGCCGGAAAGCCGA